TATTGGAGGTCAAGCCGAACCGGTACATGACGCCGTTTATTTTCAAGAAGTCGCTTATGCAATGGCTTCTTGGATGGGGAAACGCCTATGTCTGGCTTCCGATTCCACACGGCGGGCAGCGGGAAATGTTTATTTTGCGCGGGGATTCCACGACTCCATATTACGACCGCGACGGAAACATATGGTACCGGACGATATTCAACAACGGCGAGGCAGCGTTTTTGCCGAATGCGGAAGTGCTTCCGCTGATGATAAATTCTTAAGATGGAATCTATGGACGGTCGGTCATTGAGTATGCGCGGGAAAGTATTGGAAGACAGCTGGGAGCCTATGAAACACAGGGTAAAATGTATTCTCAGGGTTTAAACCCATCTGGTATTCTCTGGATTAACGGAGAGGTAAACGACAAAGCCAGAGATAAAATGCGTGATGAGTTTGAAAAGAAAATGTCAGGCAGCAAAAACGCATACAGGCTGGCTATTATGGATAACAAGGTTCAAAAATTTGAGCCGATCACC